AATTCCCGCGGGAATATCTGGATCAGGTCATTAGCTTAAGTCCACACGACGGTGTGGTAGAGCGTGCACCTGGTCCGGGCCTCAAGCTGCAAGCACCAAGCTTCAAGCACCAAGCTCAGAGAGCATCAAGCCACAAGCGTCAAGCCCCAAGCAGCAAGCGTCAAGCTCCAAGCCACAAGCTTCAAGCTCCATGATTCTAGATCCACGGTACATTTGAAAACGATTCACGGCTCTTGGACCAAGGGCCTCTGCTAAGATAAAAGTATTCTTAGGATGCTTATAATGGAACGCTATTTGGTGTGGACTAAATCGTAATTTCTTACCCTTGGTTACTTTTAATTCGATAGTGAAAAAGTGCCCATTAGTATTACTAACCAATAGATCAGGAGTGCCGAGTAAACTGGTATTTTCCAACCTATTAAACGAAAAATGCTTCCAATCTCTTTTAAGTTTTTGGTATAATTTAGACTCTGGACCCACTTACTTTTTAGGGGTAACACTGTCGTTCTTTTTATCCTTCAACGACGCTAACATTCCAATAATACTTGCAACTTCACCATATGGTTTTGACCATAAATATTGCAATATTTGTTTTCTTTGTTCTTCTGTCAGTTCAAACATATCTACTCCTTTCTATAAAATTATTTTAGATTTGTTTTGTGGTGTTAGTTTGAATACAACTCGTATTCCTTCTGTTGCACCTATTAAAGTATTTTCATGTGCTTCAATTTTTTGAATTTCAGATAGTCTGTTATTGCCCGTATCAACATAGACTTTAGCATACATAATAGCATTACCCTTGCCCTCAACTTTACCCATGCCTTTATTAAACTTGTCAGTAAAGTTACCAAGTATCTGTTGTAGATCTCTAACTAGCATTATAATAATCTGATTTTTCTTTTTTTAAATCTTTAATTTCTTGTTCTAGTTTGTTTATTTTAACTATTTGATCTGCAAGTTCTGTTTTGTATTGTGTATTCATAGATAACAAATCACGTATGTTGTTACGTAATTTATCTATAGTACGTTCCAAATCATTTATGCCTCTATCATCTTTTGCACGTTTAAAATCTATTACTGTCTCGTTCTCAAAGGTTTTATCTTCATCTTTCATATGTTGACAATATAGACATGTTACCTTAAAATGTCAATATGGGTGTTCCAAAAAGATTAACAGAAATGCAAAAAAGATTTGCTGAGTATCTAGTATTTAATGAAGGTAGAACTACAGGATCAGATGCGGCTATAGCTGCTGGATATAGTAAGGACCGTTCTAGAGTTGAAGCATCGGAATTACAAAATCCTAGACTGTCACCACTCGTGGTACAATACATAGGATCATTACGAGAAGAAAAACTTAGAAAGTATGAAGTTACTTACGACAAACATGTAGCTGAACTAGGTAAAATTAGAGAAGCCGCTTTGACAAAAGGTGCTTTTTCTGCTGCGACCAACGCCGAAAAAAACCGAGGTATGGCTGCAGGATTATATATAGACCGAAAGATAATAAAAACAGGTAAACTAGAAGAAATGTCAGAGGAAGAACTAGAATTAAAAATGAAAAAAATATTAGAGGACTACGCACCGATTTTAAATGCAAAGGTTGTTGACGCATTACCAGAAGAAATTAATGAAGAAGATCACTCAGATTCATCTAATTGATTCTTAAGCATATCTACTATCCAAGGATTGTCTCTAAACACACCCATCATTACATTAGTTAATTGATTAACAACTGCTTCTTCAAACTCTGGTTTTTCAAGAGGTGCTTTTTCTTGGTTTAATCCAGCAACTTGGACAGCTGCGTGCATAATTTCATGTATAGTTGTGTTAGCTCTTTCTTGTCCACACAGATCATGTTGTATTTGTATAATGTTTTGTCTGTAGTCATATTCTCCAAAACAATCTGTCATCTCCCATTTTTTATAATCAGGTCTAACATATTTAATTTTAACATCTTTATAGCCAATCCTAACATTATCAGGAAGGCCTTTTGCTTCTACTACGATTGGGTTTATTTTTTTTTTGAAATGCTTTGGTTTGTTTTTTCTTATCATGATATCTGGGGTTATGTTTTTTATGAAACATATCCCAAAAATCTGTTTCTGTCATCATGCTAAATACTATTCCAATCATAATCTTGTTTTAAAATGTCGACACCTATAAGACAATTTATTTTTAAACTGCGCTGAAAAAGAAAAAACTTTTAAAAGTGTCGAAAGAGGGTGAATATGACTTATAATGGTTGGTATACAACAAAAAATAGGTGTCGAAATAAGTGTCGACAGGGTGTCGACAGGGTGTCGAAGGTGTCGAACTTTTTGGGTTTTTTGTACACTAATGACACACATAGTTTATAATCATTCTAAATTAGACGTAAATTAGACGTAATTGTCGACACTGTCGACACTACTTCGACACTTTGGGTGTCGACAATATATGCCTTATTATTGCCTTGATTTAGACACAATTGTTGTATTTTTACCACATGTTGTAAATTTGTCACTTATTAAATATTTAAATAATTCATTAATGCAACATATCTTTTTAAAATACTTCGATACCATTTTGCTCTTAAAAATCTTCCTCTATTTCTACAGTTGTGTATCTTGCATCTTAAAGTAAAAATTACCCATGTATTTTTGTTCACAATACTGCCTTAGTTGCCTTGTTTCCGCCATAATATTTTCTCATTACGGACAATTTATCTTCAGCTTCTGCAATAATCTGTAACAGTTTGTCAATCTCCCCTGTTATATCTATGTGTTCAGGTATAACTAAGTTCTGTTCACAAATTATTTCAATCTTGTAGTTAGCATCTTCAATCACAGCTTCGTATCTCTTTAGAATAGTTCTAAATAGTCTATCGTTCATTTTGTAAAATCCTCCGCTTTCATTGGTTTGGTT